CACAATACTTATATTCTCATCACCTTTGAATGATGCTTTGTTTGGCTTGATTTCATCTGGGTGTTGCTCGCCAAAATCGTTTACTGGCTTTCTTGATGGCGCTGTTGAATCTACCGCCTGATCTAACTCATCAGCATCAACATAGACAACAACACACCTACAGTTAATATTGTTTTTAGCCCCGCCTTTTGGATCACCTGTGTGCATCATTTGTGTGCCACCTACATCAAACGGCTCATCCATAGGTCTTATTTGCCCATTGACAGCACTGTGCGCTGATCTAGTTCTTAGATCACTGGTTGCCGCCCACTTCTTCATCATCTTAATGTCGTATTCTTTGCTGACTACATCGTGATACTCATGATTAGCGAAACTGACCGCATTATGCGTTTCTGTTCTGGCAATAGCCGCCGCTCTGCGTTTAGCTATCGGTGTTGTTTGATTGATGTTCTTTGCTATCTGACGTACTGACGCACCATTGGCTCTGCCATCAGTAATGATCTTCTGCACATTATTTGTAACACTGCGACCCATGTTTGCTAAATACAAGGTTCTATCGTTGTTGTAGATATTAACTAAATCTTCAATATCTTTGTTTCTACCAAATATATTTACGTCAATGCTTTTGTTTATTTTCTCATAACGTGATTCATTGTCTTTGAATACCGTTATAAATACACGCCGATAATGCTGACGCATGACAGCAAACAGTTCATTCTCTAACTGACGATATGATTGATTTCTGGAAAACTCACCTGTTTCAGAAAATATTTTTGCCTGTGTTCTTATATGCTTTGGCAATAAGCTAGTTAGCTTCCTGAATACTCCACGTTGTAGATTATTGCGTAATCTTTGTTGCCGCCTGACTTCCTTTCTTACGTTGATGCGACCTTGTTTGAAGCCTTTTAACTTCTTTTTTTCAGATATATCTACATTTGCGGCTCGTGTAATGCCGCTAGGGAAACGATCTCTATGTCCATAAGGCATTGGCATGGGTGTTATTTACTTGATAAGGGATGCCCTTTGGGAAATAAATCAGTATCATGCTTGCCACCTCTAAACCTACCTGACTTCAATGCTGATAAGAAACTGTTAACTCTAGCATAAGCCCACTGGTCAGCATTGTTAACACTTGGTCTAACTGATTGCGGGTTTGTATTGTATGCACCTATACCTCTTTTAAAGACAGCTTCAAGCATCCTTAAAGTAGCTTTTTTTGTAGGTTTATCAGCATATTTCTCATTATGCTTTGCAACCTTATTCTTTAGCCCTTCTTTTACTTTTTCAGATATCTCAACTTTCAACTCAGTGCTACCAATATGATTATCTTCTTTTAACATCTTCTCAGCTTCAGCTTCTAATTGATTGCGCTTCTTCCTTGACCATGAGAATCCAGCATCACCACCCCATAACGCCCATGCTATTCTGCCAGCACTAGGATATCCTTCCTGACCAACTTTAAATCCTTGTCCTTGCTTATCTACTTCATGCCGACTAAAGAAACTAAACATTCTGCGTACTGTGCTTGGTGAAAGATTCTCTTTGCTAACTAATTGATTGGCTCTAGCTACACCTACCATTGTGCCACCACGATTAAACTCTTTACGCCATTTTAAACCACGCTCTGCTTCACTTGCCATACCGTCTGTAGGCATTAGGTTGATATCTGCAATAGCTTTATAAATATCATCTTCATCTTCAAAGAATTCACCTGAATATATAGACTTGCCCAACTGTTCTTCCTCATCTTCCTCTACATCATCTTCATAGTCAGCTATATCCAAGAGATCATCATCACCTGATGCTTGTGGCGGTGCTTCAGACCCCAATGGGAACAATGTTGAGCTTATATAGATATCATCACCACCATCAATAGGGCTTAGACCTATTATCTCTCTGGCTTCATTGCGAGTCATAATACCCTCACGCACAGCACTGGTTACATTCTCATAGGTTTTTCTTTTACGTTCTGCTAATGCTGGAATGTTTTCTAACTGATATTCAAACCGTATATTCTCATTGAACATTGGCACTAACCATTCGTTGATGTCTGATTGTATCAATCTCAAATGCGGGATGATTGTTTCTTCATATAGAGCCAACCTAGCTTCAGCTACATTAGAATAAGTCTGTGCATCTGGCACACCTACTAACTGACTTGGTACTCCAAAGCATAATGCTATATCTGTGGCGCTCATGTGTTTGAGGTTTATAAAATCCATATCTTTTGGACTTAGACCCATTTCTTTCCAATCAAAGTCACCCTCTAACAGCATAGGTCTACCAGCATTGCCAGCGCCTTGAAATCTATTATTGAGGTCTGTGAGTAGCTGTTGTCTCTGACTTTCGGATAAATTAACAGCGAACCCTGATTCATCTTTTGGTTTAAATATGACCGCACCACTTGGTCTAGCCCCATTGTTCAGTAGGTTAATATTGTGCTTACTGGATAGATTATGTTGATCTACTTCTACTGCCGCCGCTGTTAGTGGTGAACATCCATAGTAATCATCTAATGGATTCCAGAGCTTGATGTGCTTGAGTTGGCTATACCCTGAATCTTGATCTACTTGATAAGTAGCTTGTGTCTTGCCATTGATAACATAGTCATAGCTCTCAGGTATTGGTTTTTTACCGCCATTGATACGAATTCTATCTGGTCTCAATAAATGCAGTTCTTTTGGCTTACCAAGTTCTGATCCTACCTTTAGAACATAAGCATTACCGCTCAAGAGTAAGAAACCAAACAAGGCACTAAAGAATTCAGTATTAGATTGTTGTGGGTTAGGTCTATCAATGAGCGCCAGCAGTGGGTGTTGCTCAATCATGGTATCACCGCTCTTTATGCAATAATCTACAGAACCAGCACCTTTAGATATTTCATTAACACATCTGTATACAATAGCGTTCTTGAGATAACCCTCTCTTGCTAAATCTTGGTATTTATATTGTTTTGATTCTCCAGCCCCTACTCCGAAGTAACCAACCATATTACCCGCTCTTTTTGTCTCAGTATTTGTAGTAGTGAATACGTTTTTTATATCGTCTAACAATGCCATTAGCTTATTCTCCAGTTAACAATGCCTTTTGTCTTACTTATTTCTGACAAGCCCCAGACTAACGCATCTAACCTATCAGGACTAGGATTAGTTTGTCCAATATAGGTACACATCTGTGTTTCAAGTTCCTCAAAAACACCAACATGATGGACACGCTTTTGCTCATATAAAGCGGCTACAGGTTCGGCTCTCACCATTTTACCCCTTGACGCTCTTACTGATCTGTATGGCACGTTACTGTCTATATTCCTTAGTAATCGTTCCACTAGATCACCACCGTTATTGACTTCAGCTACTATGCGATCCGCTTCCCATTCATAGTAAGCTCTTATAGCTATCTTACCCCAAGTATCAGCAGAATGCTTGCCTGATAAATCCTCTAAAACATAATACTCATTATTTGCATCTTTACCAACAACGACTATACCTGTTTCATCTGAGTTTTCGTTATTTGTCACAGCGGGGTCAATCGCTACAATAATTTGTGTAAGTTCTTTTTCTATGTCATTTGGCAATCTTGCTTCTTCAATTATTTTGTTTGACCAGAGCGCACCTTCAACATCATCTAGTATCTCTGCGTACAGTTCTTGCCTACCAAGTGCTGTTCCTTCGTACCTTGAGCGCATCATCTCTAATGCTGACTCAGCCAGATTTGCTTCATTTTCAAAAGTATTACCTTTGGTCAATGTTACATCTTCACGATCTAGTAACCCCATTAGTAACTTTGTTGGCTTCGGTGTTGTGGTGATTATGCATTGCGGGTCATCACCTAACCTCAATCCAAACATTAACTGATCAAAGGCTTCTGGGTACTCCCACGCACAAAGCTCGTCAGCCCAAGCTCTGTGAAACTGGCTACCTCTTAACCTATCAGGATTATGTGCGGCATACCCTACAATCTTTGAGCCATTAGATAATCTTATCTCACATATTGTTGATGAATAGCCATATGTGCCAAACTCGGTTGAATAGCAGTCTTTAGGTATAATAGATAAAAGACCACTGTTTCCCTGAAAGCAAACCCTTCTTAGATCACCAAATGTCGGTGCTATGACCGCGCTAATGGTATTAGGATTCCTTAAAGCGTACAGAGCGATGTCCTGTGCGCCTGTACGAGTCTTACCCCAGCCACGCCCCGCTAGTATTAACCAGATAAAATAGTTACCTTTGGGTGGCAACTGTTTCGGTCTAGCTGTCTTTAGCCATTCAGTGTAAAGCTGGATCGTTGATTTCTGACTTTGATCTTGCAATCGTGTCAAGCAACTCCATAGCTTCTGAGAAGGCGCTGGTGTCTGTAACTTTTGCATTTAGACTCATATTCTCTGTTGATTCACCTAATGCCAACTTACATGCTTTCTGCACTTTCAATGTAGCTTCTGCAAGTTGATTCATCACAGGTGGTGTTAATTCGTCATCTGCTTGTGAATTAATTATAAATCTACCTATCTCGTTAAGCAGTTGTTTTGATATGTTTATTGTTTTGGTATCAAACTTCTTGGACTCGTTGACCAATTCTTTTGCTCTTTGATTATCTAGCTTTTGCAGATATGACTCTTGAAATTGATCCTTCTGAAACTTCCAGTTTTCATTCTTAGCGTACCTGTAGAGAGTGCTTTTACCTACATCGTGATCTTCGGCTAACTTATCCAAGCTGAATAAAACCCTCTCACCACCCTCACTTTCAATACCCTGAACATACAGATTGCGTATCTTCTCTCTCAGAGTTGAGTTCAATTTAACGGTTTTTTGTTCACCTTTTCTCATAATGTCTCAGATACTAGCATATAAACTATTGATTAATCACCTTAAATTAACTCACTACCTCATAGTCTTTTGTTAATATGCCTATCTCTTTACTACCTCTGAAATGCGCCTTGACGAATGTAGTCTTGCCAGTTTTGTATCGTCTTATGTGTTTTCTTACACTATGGAAGGCTGTACCTTTTGATCTATGCCCTGATGCTTCTCCGCCTGATGGTTCGCCATACATGTTTAGCTTTAATGTCTTATGCTGATACTTAGGTCTATTTCTCAGGGTAGAATCTTTTAGATTTTTTATTTGTGTGTGTCCATGTATATTGTTGGGTCTGCCTAGTACATCTTTGGAATCTGTTATCTCAGGGTATGTTAGCAGTACGTTTAGTTGCACAATGACCTCTGATATTTTTGCTGTCCAATCCTCAAGGCTTTGATTTGTGTATCTACCATCGCTATCAGGATTTGTAGTGATACGATCCTCTGGACATGCTTTGATCCAATAGGTGTAGTCTGATTTGTTTACCAATCTTTTTAGGTATGGACTCATTTGGTTTTCATCATGGTATGTATAGCCATAAGATGTTAGATCATGTGCAAAATATTTACCCTGTTTCATATATATGATCATGGTTGCGGTGATTACATCTTGGTCTGTATCTTCGGTTTTATCACCTAAATCAGACACTAAAAGATTGATAACATATTCATTTGTTTCTTGTTGCACAAAACAGCTTTTGTAAGGTAGATATATTTTTAAATCCTCTACCACTTTTTCCATTTCAGTAGGTGTTAGATTGTCTTTTTGATCTCTACCATCTATATAAAACTTCATAGCTTGTTGTATCATTCTGCTCATACGATGAAAGTATTCTCTTTTATTCTTCATCGGCAAATCAGGTTGAGTATGGTCGTAGTGTTGTGGCGCACCCATTTGCTTAATCCATTGATCATCCTGATAACCATGTATCAGTTGTTGTAATACCAGATTATTCATTAGCAAATACCTTGCCATGAACATATTCATGCGCGTCTTGTCTGTAGTCATCAATACTATAAAAGTAATGATCCATGCCATCCATAAACTTGATCTCTAAATCTTGCACCTTCAAGTATACTGGTGGAAATTTATTATTCCGATCTGGATGCAATCTATCTATTGCCTTTTGATTTATATCTACTAGCTTGTTAAATGATAGCACTAAGTCACAATCCAGTAAGTAGTCTTGAACATCCTTACTTGAATATAGACCCTCATTGCGCTCAATCTTAGTGTAGATGTGATCACAAGTTGCTTGATTTGATTTGATCATTTCTAACAGTAATTCATCATTCATGATTGCACCTCTCTAATTAGCCCATTCGGATATTTCATCGCCTGTGTCAGTTTTTTCCAATCTGAATCTGACAGGTAAAATGCCAGATCATAGATAGGTATATGATCATCTAATGCGTATTTAATTCGCATCTCAGCGAATACTTTTTCAAAGTAATTCATCATGCCGCTTCTCCTCTTAGTGACATTTCAAGATAGTTCACATCTGCTTCAATATCTGCAAATGAGCGTGAAGTAGCTTTTGAGTTTGCCCGCTTGTACTCAGACATTTCTACACCTAGCTT